GACATCGGCGACACCTTGCTTTAGGTTGAAAATCAACTTTGTGATGACGCCGCCAACCGATTAGTGTAATCCTTGCGACTCTTCCTTGCAAGGGAGTTCACCCTAATGGCTTATCTCCATCCTGACGTTCTCGACAGCGGGTTGAATGTGCTGACGAATGCCACGTCGACCGTGCTCCATATCTGTCACACCGCGCCGACGACGCGTGCGGCGGCGATTTCCAACTCAGTCGGCAACAAGGCCAGCCCGAGCATCGGTGCTCCTGCGAACCGCTCGCCGACCGGTCGGAAAGTCACCGTGGCCGCGATCACCGATGGCGACATCACCGCGACCTCTACCGGCAGCACAGACGACGCGCAGTATTATGCGATCATCGACGGCACGCGGTTGCTTGCCGCAGGGGATCTGGCAGCTGCGCAGTTGGTGACCAGCGGCAACAAGTTCAGCACCGGCGCGATCGACATCGGCATTCCGTCGCCTGCATAAGGCAGCGATCCCGCCGTGGCGATCAGCATTGTCGGCACTTATGTCGGCACCCATGCCGCGACGAGCGCGCAGAGTGTCGCCTTCTCGAACCTTCGGGACTCCAACAATCAGGTCCCGACGCTTCAGGCGGGCGATTGGGTTTATGTCGCAGTCGAGAATGCGAGCACGGTCAATCGCACCAGTGCGGGCGGTGCCGATGTCCTAGTTCCGTCAGGCTACAGCGGTCTCGGCGCGCACGACTACCAAAACGACAGCAACGACAGCAACTTCCGTGTCAGCCGGAAGAAGATGGGGGCGACGCCTGATACCAGCGTCGCCATCCCTGCATCGGACGCCACCACGGCAGGAGTTGCATACGTCATTCTAGTTGTCCGCGGTGCCGACGCTACGACACCCGAGGATGTTGCTGTCGTCACCACCGGCGGAATCAACACCGGAATCGCCAACGGTGCTGCGATCACACCTGTTACACCAGGCGCGTTGATTGCTGTCTTCGCCGGTGCCGCAGTGGCTGCCGGGGCTGTGTTCACCAATCCGACCGGCATGTCGACGGTCACCAACCATTTCCGCTCGGCGACCATCACTTCAACCACCAACGACGCCAACATTGGCCTGGCACTCAAGACCGATTGGACATCCGGCTCGTTCGACCCGGCAGCGTTCGGCGGTTCGACATCGACGAATACCGGCTCATGGTCGGCTGTGACCATCGCAATTCGGCCGCTTGTCACGACAACGCCGCTCAGCTTGAACGGAATCGACGCAGGAACGCCGACGCTCGACACGCCGGCCTTCTCGACAATTCACGCGCTCAGTGGATCCGGTGTCGACGCCGGAACCCCGACGCTCGCCTCACCGACGCTCGCTCAAGTTCACGCGCTATCGTTAACCGATACATCGGCGGGCGCTCCGCTCCTCGATGCAGCAGTCGTGTCCCAGACGCACTCCTTTTCTCCGCTAGCGATCGATGCCGGCGCACCGACACTCGACTCCCCGTCCTTTTCCTCGGTCGTGACGGTTGATCTGGTGCTGCTCGGCGTCGATGCCGGAATCCCTACGCTGGATGGGATGTCGTTCGCGCAGACTAATGCGCTTGGCGCTCCCGCCCTGGACGCTGGAACCCCGACGCTCGACGCGCCGTCCTTTTCTCAAGCGCATGTCTTGTTGCCGATTTCGATCGACGCTGGCTCGCCGGTTCTTTCATCCGCGGACATCGTGCAGAACCACGCGATCTCAGCGCAATCCATTGACTCGGGTGCTCCGGTGCTAGGTTCTCCCGCCTTGGGTCAGTTGCACGTCATGGCGCCCCTCTCCATTGACTCGGGCGTGCCGACGCTCGGCAGTCCTGCACTGGCCGATCCGAATGTAGCGATTCCGCTCGTTCCTCTCGACATCACCGCGGGCTTCCCCGTGCTCGGCAGTCCGGTGCTGCGTAGTCCTCCCGCGCTTGAAAAGCTCTGCGTTCATTCGCGTGTCCGCCGTACGCGCTTCCACCGGCTGCTGCCTCCTTTCTATCATTGAATGAACGGTTCAACCTGCGCTTGACAAGCTGGACTGAATTCACTAAACGGTTGCATAACCCACCATTACGTGCGATTTAGGCGCGGATGCCCCTGTCCGCCGAAGAGATCGCTGTTCTGCAGACGCGCCTCGATGAAGCGGAGGCGGCGTTCCATAAACTTATGACCGGCGCTTCGGTGGCGGAATTCCGCGACGCGAACGGCGAGCAGGTGCGCTACACGGCGGCGAACTCGGGCAAGCTCGCTCGCTACATTCAATCTCTGAAGGATCAGATCGCTGGTACGGAAAGCGGTCCTCTGAGGCCGTTCTACCTATGAGCGAATTTGACGAACTGCTCAGCGGCGGTTCCCCTTCCGCGCGTGCAGCGCTCCCTGCGCCGGTCACGGTCCCACCGGTCGCAGGGAGCGATCTCGCGCTTGGGCCGATGGAAGCTGCTGACCGCGAAAACAGCGTGATCGCACTTTGGTCGTCGCCGCTGCAGTCAGCCGACGCTGACATCCTGCCCGAGAAGCAGGTGGTCGACGGCCGCGCCCGCGACATGATGCGCAACGACGCGTTCGTCCAGGGCGGCCAGCAGCTGCACAAGGACAACATCGTCGGCGCGCACTATCTGCTGAACGCGCGCCCCTCGTCGCGCGTGCTGTTCGGTAAGCAGGACGACGCCTGGGAAGAAGCGTTTCAGGAGGAAGTCGAGGAGAAGTGGGAACTCTATTCCGATTCTCCTGACTGTTGGGTCGACGCGGCGCGGCTGAACAATTTCACGGCGCATATCCGTCTCGCTGTCGGCGTTCATCTCCTCGGCGGCGAAGTGCTCGCGACGGCCGAGTGGATCACCGATGACGGCGCGCCCTTCTCGACGGCCATTCAGATGGTCGAGATCGACCGCCTTTGCACGCGGATGGACGATCCATCTTCGATGATGGACCCGAACATTCGTGCCGGCGTCCGTTTCAACAGCCGCGGCGCGCCGATCGCCTACCAGATCCGCACGCAGCATTGGGCCGACTATGGTCCGCAGCCCTTCGGCCTTCCGCAGTGGAAGGAGATTCCGATCCGCAAGCCTTGGGGCCGGATACAGGTCATTCACCTGTTCGAGTCTCAGCGCCCCGAGCAGACCCGCGGCATCACCGAGATGGCGAGCGCCCTCAAGGCGATGAAGATCACGCATACGTTCCGCGACATCCAGGTGCAGAACGCCGTGACGCAGGCGCTCTACGCCGCTGCGATCACGTCGGAGCGTCCGCCCAATGAGGTCTTCGCTGCGCTAGGCGGAGGCACCGCATCACCCGAAGCGATGCAGGCGGCGATCGACTCTTACTGCCAAGGTTACCTCGGCTCGGTCGCCGAATATGTCAGCAGCGGCAAGGGTCTGCAGATCGACGGCGTCAAGATCCCGCGCCTCTACCCCGGCGAAAAGCTCGAACTGCTGTCTCCCGGCAGCAACGGTCCGCTCGGCACCGAGTTCGAGCAGTCGCTGCTGCGTTACATCGCGGCTGCGCTCGGCGTCAGCTACGAGCAACTGGCACGCGACTACACCAACACGAATTATTCCTCTGCCCGCGCTGCGATGGTCGAGACCTGGAAGTTCATGCAGTCGCGCAAGAAGGCGATTGCCGACCGGTTCGCCTCGCATATCTACCGCCTGTGGCTCGAAGAGGCGATGAACACAGGCCAGATCGAGGCGGTGAAGCGCCGCGGTATGCCCTCGCTCTACAGCCCGCAGAGCGGCAGCCGGTTCGGCCGTCTCAACCTCAATTTCGATGCGATCTCGCGCTGTGAGTGGATCGGCGCGTCGCGCGGCCAGATCGACGAGCAGAAGGAAACGGAAGCGGCGATCGCCAAGATCAACGCCGGCCTGTCCACCGCAGAAGACGAACTCGCGCGGCTCGGCAAGGATTGGCGCAAGGTCTTCCGCCAGATTCAGCGCGAGCAGGAGATGCGCAAGACGCTCGGCCTCGTGCTGCCCGGTCTCGAACCGAAAGTGGCGCCAACGGCCACGCAGTCGAACGACAACAACCCCGACGACACGCCCTCAGACACGAACAAGAAAGCGGCGAAGCAATGACGATGACGAATCCGCTCATGGCTCGTTTCGCGGGTGAGCCGGCTCTCATCGAGCCGACGCAGACCGAGCGATTCCGCGCGTGCCTCGAAGCCGTCGCTGCTTCCGAGCACGCCACCATATTGTTGACCGAGCAAGCGCAGACCGACGAAGACTTCTGGCAATTCGACCCAAATAGCTTCCTCGCGATGCTGCGGCCGTACGTGGTCAAAGACGGCATTTTGCACATTCCTGTAAAAGGCGTGCTGCTGCACAACTTCCCTTACGCCTTCGGATCATGGGCGACGGGTTACATCTACATTCAGAAGGCGTTCGAGCGCGGCATGGCGGACGCCAACGTGAAGGCGGTTGCGCTGGTGATCGACAGCCCTGGTGGCATGGTCGCCGGCTGCTTCGATGCGCTGGACAAGATGCTCGCCGTCAAGTCGAAGCCGGTTCGCGCTTTTGCGCACGAGGCAGCTTACTCCGCAGCCTATGCGATGGCGATGGCGGCAGATCATATTGCAGTCAGCCGCACCGGCGGCGTCGGCTCAGTCGGCGTGGTTACGAGCCACATTGACCTGTCCAAGGCGCTCGACGCAGCAGGCATCAAGATCACGTTCATTCACGCGGGCAAGCACAAGGTCGACGGTAACTATACGGAACCGCTCGCCGACGATGTCAAAGCCCGCATTCAGGCTCGCATCGACGAGCTTTACGCAGTCTTCGTGTCAGCAGTGGCACGGGGCCGTGCGATGGAGGAGCAGGCGGTTCGGGACACCGAGGCGCTAACCTACACCGCCACGCAAGCAGTATCGATTGGGTTCGCCGATTCCATCGGTTCGCTCGACGATGCGGTAGCCGCATTCGCGGCTTTCCTGGACGACCAGTCCGACAACCAAGGAGAAGAAGCAATGGCTGAGGAAGCCAAGACTTCGGCGGTCGATCAGGCCGCTGTCGATGCCGCGCGAACGGAAGGTCAGACGACCGGACGCAGCGAGGGCGCAACCGCCGAGCGTGAGCGCATTGCCGCGATTCTCGGCTGCGATGAGGCGAAGGACCGTCCGGCCCTTGCACAGCACATCGCGATGAAGACGGCCATGTCTCCCGACGAGGCCAAGGCGATGCTCGCAGCCTCTGCGAAGGAGACCGTCGAGGCTCCGGCGCAGACCGACGACGAGGAGGAAGCCAAGGGTGACACCGGTTTCTCCGGTGCCATGTCGAAGGGCAACCCCGATGTCGGCGGCGGCAGCGGCGGCGGCAACGAGCCGGAAGCCAAGGAGGACGGCAGCGACGTTCTCGCGCTTGCGGCGTCGGTCGGCATCAAGGGCTTCGAGAAGAAGTAAGCTCTCCCTCTCGCAACAAGGAACGCAACAATGACGGACATCAATGCGTCTTACAAGAATGCCGGGGCGCGCGCCGTTCCTGCATTCGAGCAGCTGGACTCGTATATCGACTCCAACCTCGTCGCAGGCGCCGAGCCGGCCATCAGCCAGCCCGTGCGCATCCTGCTCGCGTCGTCGAAGACGCTTTCTCAGTTCAGCGTCGTCGGTGTCGACGCCAGCGGTCACCTGACCCTGGCGACGTACGATGCCGACCCGTCGCTGGCCGTGAAGCCGATCGGCGTGCTCATGCAGGCAGCCACCTCCGGCGCGTCGAACTCGACCATCTACGGCGAAGTGTCGCTCAGCGGCTGCTACAACGCCGGGTCGGACGACACCGGCTCTGACAGCCCGCTGGTCTGGGATGCCACCTACGACACCCTCGCGAAGAAAACCGCAGGGCCGCTGGTGGTCGGCAATCCGGATCTCGTCTTCCGCAGCCGTCTCGGCGCCAACGCGTCGTAACCTACGTTTCAACCGTAGGTTCAGACCTCAACTCTCAGGAGTAAAAGAAAATGGCAAATCCGTACGAGCTTTGGCAGACTCGCCAGCTCCTCGGCGTCTTCCGCGACAGCAAGCCGGAGACGTTCTACTTCGGCCGTCTCTTCCCGAACCAGATGCTCTCCGACAGCGAGTGGATCGACTTCGAGAAGCTGCCGGTTCGCAGCCGCAAGCTGGCGCCCTTCGTGAAGCCCCTCGGCCGCGGCCATGGCGTCTTCACCGACAAGGTCGACGGTTATCGGTTCAAGCCGGCGAACGTCGTCGTCGAGGACTCCGTCGATCCGCTTCGTCCGCTGACCATGCAGCCGGGTATCGATCCGTCGATGCTCGACGTTCGTCAGCGCCTGTCGCCGATGCAGCGCCTGTCGCTCATCAAGGCGCAGATGCTGCGCGAGATGCAGCTGGCGGTCGAGCGCCGGTGGGAGTGGATGCGCGCCCGCGCGATCATCGACGGCAAGGTGACTTGCGTCTACAAGGACGGCGCTTCCGTCCTCGTCGACTTCAAGCGCGACGCCGGCCACACCGAAACGCTCACCTCGGGCAACTATTGGGGTGACACCGGTGTGTCGATCCTCGACCACGTCAAGACGATCATGGACACCATGGTCGATGCGGACTTCGGCGGCCTGCCGACCCGCATCACGATGGGCGGCGGCGTCGCCACCGTCGTGCGCAAGGACGCGGAGATTTTGGATCACCTCGACGTGAACAAGCGCGGCGGTGTTCACACCGTCGATCGCGGAATCGCGCCGAGCGACAAAATCTTCAAGTTCGGCGAACTGTTCATTGGCGGTGCCTCCGGCCACGTCATCGAACTGTGGGTCAACAACGAGACCTACACCGCCGACAACGGCACGCAGACGCGGTATCTCGGCAACAACGAGATCATCGTCGAATCGTCGCCGGAAGCGATCAACGGTTACGAGTGCTTCGGCCAGATCGTCGACAAGGATGCGCAGTATCAGGCCATCCCGATGTTCCCGAAGAACTTCGAGACCGGCGAGCGCGTCAAGGTCGAGAACCTGTCGGTCGAATCGGCTCCGCTGTTCGTACCGATCAACCCGAACGCTACCTACAAGGCGACTGTCATCGCCTAACGGGTGACGTGAAACGGAGCGGCGGGTTTGCGGATCCGCCGCTCCATCTTTCCCAAACAGAAGAAGGGCCGATTTTATGAGCCGCAATAAGCGTAACCAGGCAGCCGCTGCTCCTGCAGCCGCTCCAAAGGCGGACGAAGATTCATTCGACAGCCTGACCGCTGCTCCCGTTGCCGATGCCGATGGCGACGGCCACGACGATGCCACAGGTCAGTTCGTGGAGGGCAACCCTGGACGCCCGTCCGAGGAAGCCGCTGATCCTGTCACCGACGATGAGCCTGCCACCGACGCGGAAGACGAAGCTCCCGCAGCCGAGGCGACCGAACTCGTGCCGGTCTTCGCGCTCAACCGCATCAACGGCAAGCCGGCGGAGCGCATCTTCACGCCGGACAGCATCGAGCAGCTGAACGAGCTTCGGCAGCTTGGCGCCGTTCGCAACCTCACCGCGGCTGAGGCCGCAATCTTCGGCGCTCAGAGCGAGTAGCCGATGAGCCGCTTGCGCGACATCAAGCGGCAGGTGCGCGGGGACCTCCACCTTCAGGCGGCGGTTCCCGCGCTCTACATTCCCGTGCCAAACGCAACGCCGGTCGCTTGCACCGTGCGTGTTTGGCTCAAGTCCGACGAGATGACCGGCGCCGCCGCCCAGGAAGGGTCGGCGATGATGACGAATCCCGAGGACCGCCTTCGTTTCGACCTCGCCGAGTTCAGCGCGCCGCTGCGCGTGCAGACCGCAGTCGTCTCCGTGGAAGCCGGCGAGGCTTACCGCATCGACCACCTCTACCCTGCCGACCTCGGCTACCAGACCGCTCGCGTTACTCGTCTGAGCGCGTCCGAAGCTGCAGGTCTCCCCGTACCGGCATGACCGAGTTCCGTGCTGAAAATCGAGGCGGCATCTACGTCGTCGCGGTCGAAGGTCTGTCCGCGCTGAGGGCGCTGGAGGATATTCCCGCGAACGTGAAGCGTGCGGCACTGCAGGCGGTCAACCGCACTGCCGATCGCACGCGCACCGCCGCCGCGCGCAGGATGCGCGAGCAGGTGAACTGGCGCGCGAGCTACCTCTCGCCGAGCCAAGGCCGCTTCAACGTTACCGAGCGTGCTCGTGCCGACAGCCTCGAAGCGCGCATCACCGCGCGCCAGCGGCCGACCAGCCTTGCGTCATTCAGCACCGGCACGGTCGGCGGGAAGAACGGTGTCACCGTGCAGGTGGCGCCCGGTTTCGCGAAGCTGATGAAGCGCGCCTTCCTGGTGCGGCTTCGCGTTGGCAGCCTGCCGCTCGATACACGGTCGAACCTTGGCCTAGCGATCCGCTTGAAGCCGGGTGAGCGCGTCGACAACAAGCGCGTGATGATCCCGCTGCGGAAGGGCAGCAACGTCTACCTGTTGTACGGGCCGAGCGTCGACCAGGTGTTCCGTTCGGTCGCCGGCGAGGTCGCGCCCGACGCTGCCGAATTCCTCGAATCAGAATTCCTCCGTCTGATGGAGTTGGACCGCAATGCCTGATCCGTTCAAGCTCAAGGCGCTGAAGGCGGTGACCGCTGCGCTGAAGGAGATCACCCCGGCCAACGGCTACGTCAACGACCTGGCCGACTTCGATCCCGGCGACGGGGTGATGACTTCGCGCGTCTACCGCGGCCGTCTGTGGTTCGGCGAGAGCGACCCGATTCCGATGCTCAGCCTCCTCGAAGGGCAGGATCCTGCAGAGGACGTTGCACCGCCACCGGTCAACACACCTTCCGCTGAATATGATTGGGACCTCATCGTACAGGGTTTCGTCGACGATGATCCGGCGAACCCCACCGATCCTGCCTATACGTTGCTGGCTGATGTGCGGAAGCGCCTGCTTGCAGAGCGCAAGATACGCACGGCGCAGCACGATCCCAATCCGTTCGGCCTCGGTCTCGGGAAGAACCGCGTGGTCGATGTGCGTGTCGGTCCAGGCGTCGTTCGCCCCGCCGACGATGTGTCCGCGAAAGCCTGGTTCTGGCTGCGGTTGACCCTGCGCATCTTCGACAATGCGGAGAATCCTTATGACTAGCGTTGGGCGGATTTTCACTATAGAAGTGAAACCAAACTAAAGGAGTGACGAGAATGGCAATCGGCAATCAGACGCTCGGGCGGGGCAAGGTGTATTTCTCCCTGTTCAAAACCGGCACTTACACGCCGGAAGGCTATCGCTACATCGGCAACACGCCGTCGTTCAACGTGACGATCGACAATCAGAAGCTGGAGCACTTTTCCAGCGACGAGGGCATCCGCGTCAAGGACAAGTCGATCATCCTTGAGACGACGCAGACCGGCAACATGTCGTGTGACGACATCCAGCTGGAGAACTTGGCGCTGTTCTTCTTCGGCGAATATCAGACGCTGTCGCAGACCTCCGCGACGGCCGAGACCGAGACCTTCACCGATGTGAAGCAGGGTCTGACCTACCAGATCGGCGTCACTGACTCGACTCCGACCGGCGTCCGCTCGCTGTCGAACGTCGTGGTCAAGGTCGGCGCTACGACCAAGGCGATCGACACGGACTACACGATCGACACCGAACTCGGCCTGCTGACCATCGTCGACGGCGGCACCATCCTCGATCTCGATGATGTGATCGTTACCTATGACCGTGCGGCGAGGTCGCGCGATCAGGTGATCAGCGGCACCGACCAGGTCGAGGGCAGCATCCTGTTCGTCTCGGCGAATCCCGAGGGCGACAAGATGGACTACCTCATGCCGTATGTCCGCCTCGCGCCGAACGGCGACTTCGCGCTCAAGTCCGACGAGTGGCAGACGCTGAACCTCAACGTGGAGATCCTGACGGCACCGAACCGCTCGGCGATCTACGTCGACGGTCGGCCGTACGTCTAAGCTGGAAAGGTGAGGCACGATGGGACTGCGTAACCTCCCCATTCCGACGAAGACCGTGGAAGTCGCGGACGGTGTCACGTTCACCGTTCGCGGCTTCTCGCCGAATGACGCTCTTTCGATCTATCACCGCCACCGCGGAGAACTGTCGACGATGTTCGACGATCTCGTCGGCGAGGTGAAGAAGGGCGGCAAGAAGGCGAAGGCCGTCGACGTTGAACAAGTGAAGGCTTTCGGGGCCAACATGGTCAGCGGTGCGCCGCGGATTATGGCCGAGATCATCGCGATCGCTTCAGGCAGCGTTGCACCTTCTTCGACTCTCAGGGACGAAGCCGAACTGGCGCGTCTTACCGAAGAGTTCGAGGCGGATGTCGAAGCTGCGCTGAAGCTCTCTGCGGCTGTCCAGATGGACGCGCTGCAGAAGATCGGTGACCTGTCCTTCACGCCGGAGATGCCGCCGGGAAAATTCCTCGCCGTCGTGGTAAGGCTGGCGCACAGCGCCACGGCGGCGATGACGCCTTCTTCGACAGCATAGAGGAATGGCTGTGGGGAATCCGGAAACAGGTCAGCCTGCTTCTGGATCACGGTCATCCCGACGCTGCCGACTACCCCATCGCTATGGTGTGGGACGAAGCGTCAATCGTGGCGGATCGCGTCAAGGGACAACTCGCGACGCAGGCGGTTCTCATTCAAGCGGCAACGGCGACAACGGGTTGGGCGGCCAGTCAGAAGACCCACGAGCATTTCCAGGGACTGATTAAGCAACTCTCCGGAGAGAACTGAAGATGGCCGAGAACCGCAGGGACGTTAATCTAGTCATCCGCGCAAAGGATGAAGCGTCCCGCGCCTTCGAGCAGGCCACGACGGTCCTTGAGCAGCTTGTCGGCATCAATACGAAGGTCGGCACGAGCGCTAGCAACGCTGCGTCCGACCTCGCGAAGCTCGCCGAAATCGCCGTTACGCTCGACAAGGTCTATACGGCGGTCAACGGCTCGGCCGAGCGCGCCGCTACCGGCTTCTCGCGTCAGCAGACAGCGATCGCCGCGCAGCGCAACGAACTGGCCGCGCTTCAGGCCCAAGCGAAGAACGCCCAGGCCGCAATCGAGCGGCTGAACGGCGCCGAGGCCGTGGTCGCCGCTGGCCGCAATCAGCAGCCGCGCCTTCAGGCACTGCAGCAGGTCACCGCCGAATATAATCGTCTGGAGCAGGCACAGCAGCGGCTCAAGTCATCGATCGCCATTGCCGAAGCCGAACTCAACTCGCAGCGTTCGTCGCTGCAGCAGATCGGTTCTACGGCAACAGCAGTCGAGCAGGCGCAGAACCGCCTCGCCTCGACGACGCAACGTCTCACGACCGTCATGCAGAACCAGGCGAAAGCCGCGAGCGTCCTGCAGACGATCGAGCGCAACACCGGCCTCACCAACCGCGACTCCACTGATTATCAAGCGCTCGTCGGCCAAATCCATGCGGTCTCTGCGGCGCGCGACGAGGAGATCGCTCGTCTCAAGGCCGAAGAGGCTGCCACCGCAGCGGTGAGCCGCGCCAAGGAAGAACAGGCGCGCATCAACCAGTTGCTCAATGTCGGCACGGCGCAGGGCAAATCGGCGCAGGCGTCGGCCGCCGTGTTCCAGCAGGCCGATGTCGAGGCGCAGAAGAAGTTCGAGCAGACTGCGGCGCAGGCGGCGCAGGCGGCGAAGGAAGAAGAAGCAGCCATTGCCTCGCTGCGCGCCGAGATCAACCCGCTGGCGGTGGCCGAACAGCGGGCCGCAGCCGAGACGGCGAAGCTCGACGACTGGTTCAAGCGCGGCAAGATCACGCAGGTCGAATACGCGGTCGCGACGAAGAGTGTCGAGAACAGCCTGAAGCGCGCGAAAGCCGCCATGGCGGGCATCGATTCGCGCGGTCGCCCGTCACTGTTCGGCCTGAAGCCGTACGAACTGCAGAACCTGAGCTTCCAGGTCAACGACATCATCACGCAGCTGGCTTCAGGCACATCGCTGTCGCAGACCCTCGCGCAGCAGTCGGGTCAGCTGATCCAGTTGTTCCCGCAGGTCGGCAACGCCGTGATCGCTGCGTTCAAATCGCCGCCGATCCTCGCGTTCGCTGCGGCGGTCGGCACGGTCGCGCTCGGCCTCCACGAAGTCGCTGAGGAAGCAGCACGGCTTCGCGCACTGAACGCCGTGCTGGAGTTGAATGCTGACGGAGCGTTGCACAGCGCCGAAGGACTGGCCGTCGCCTCGAAGGCGATGCAGCAATACGGCATCAGTGCAGAGGAGGCGCTGGCTGTCACGAAGACCCTCATCAAGGAGGGCTTCGACGATTCGCAGGTCGTGCAGCTTGGCGAGTCGTCTAAAATCCTGGCTGACGTTCTCGGGATCAAGGTCACCGATGCGGCGCAGCAGGTCGCCGACGCGTTCCGCGGCAGCTATGACTCGATCAAGAAGCTCGACGACGCCACGAATTTCCTGAGCGCAGCGCAGCGTGAGCACATCAAGACCCTGTTCGAGCAGGGCAAGGTCGAGCAAGCACGGCAAGAGGCGCTGCGGATCTTCGAACAGAAGATGGAGGTCGTCGCCGATAAGATGCGCGGCCCGTGGCACGACGCAACCATCAGTCTCGGCGTCGCGTGGCAGACCTTCAAGGAAGCACTCGCAAACAACTCGGTCATGGATCAGGTTGCAGGCTCACTGGATAAGTTGGGCCGCAAGACCTCGGACCTGATCAACAAGCTCCGTGGCATCCGCGACATCACCACGGTCAACAATGAGATCAAGGATGTGCAGGAGCGCATCGACCTGCGTAACCGCGGCGGTGCCGGACTCTTCGGTCCTGGCGCAATCGATTTCGTCTCGGGTTCAACGCAGGCGAAGGACGAACAGCGGCTCAACGAACTGTTGCACGAGCGCAGCCGGATTCTCAGCGAAATCGGCAAGCAGCAGGATGCCAGCGGCAACGCATCGAAGAAGCTCAGCGAACTGCAGCAGAAGCAGAACGCCGATCTACAGGCTGCGACCGAGAAGCTGAAGGCGCAGGGCGATCTCACGAGCGACCGCACCAAGCTGCAGATCGAATATAACGAAGCGCTTCTGGAAGCACAGCGAACCTTCCCCAACTCGGCACCCGAGTTGCAGCGTCAGTATGCGCTGACCAAGCAGAAGATGCTGCAGATTCAGTTGGACAAGCAGCACGCTGCCGAGGCGAAGGCGGCTGCCGATCAGGCAGAGCGTGAGCGCAAAGAGCGTGAGCGACTGGCGAAGGACCCGATCTTCCAGTCCGTGTCGCTCATCAAGAGCTTCGAGGGTTTCTCGTCGCACGCGAAGATAGACAGCGACGGGCGCTTCCGTGCCGGCTTTGGCTCGGACACGTTCACCCGTCAGGATGGCAGCATCGGCCAGGTCACGTCGAAGACGGTCGTCACGCTCGACGATGCAGTCCGCGATCTGGAGCGCCGCGTCGTCGAGTTCCAGAACGTCGTCAAGCAACAGATCGGCGCGGAGCGATTTGCCGAGTTCTCGGCGCGGCAGCAGGCGGCGCTGACCTCGATCGCGTACAATTATGGCAAGCTGCCCGACCGAATCGTCGAGGCGGTCAAGCATGGCACGAGCCAGCAGATCGCTACGGCGGTGCAGGGTCTCGCGGGCGACAATGGCGGCATCAACGCGAAGCGGCGCAACAAGGAAGCCGCCATCCTCGGCGTGCAGAACCTCGCGGTCGATCAGGGCGCGGAACAGGCGCTGGCCGACATCGAGGCCGAACGTCTCAGGGTGCAGACCGCGTTCAACGAAAAACTCAAGGAGGAGAACGACACTCGCCGGCAGGACATCGCGCAGCTGGAGGCCCAGAAGGGACTCGTCGGCGATGCGCTCCTCGCGGAGCAGAAGAAGGAGTTCGTCGCCGACGCGATCCTCAAGAAGCAGCAGGAGATCGACAAGCTCAACGCGCAGCGCGCGAATGAGGGCAAGCCGCTCATCCAGTTCACCGAGGAACAGAAGAAAGCGGTCGGGGACCTGGCTGCCACATATTTCGATCTAGCGCACGCCAAGGACGCGGCAGCGAACGCGCGCGACGCCGTTCAGCAGCCGCTGGATGCGCTGCAGGCGCAGAAGGAAGCGATTCAGGCGCAGATCGACTTCTTCCGCCAGAACGGTCAGGACGGCATGGCCGACCGCCTGCTGCCGCAACTGGATGCGATTAACAGCAAGCTGAAAGACGCGATCCAGAACATGATCAAGTTCTGGCAGTCGGTTCTCCAGGGCGCACACGGCGGAGCCGCTGCATTTGGCACCACCAACGAGGCGATCAAAGCTACGATTCTCGCTCTGCAGGGTGCCAGCGAACAGGCCGACCGCCTGACGACGTTCATGGGCCTGACGGCCGAGAGCATCGCGCACGCGTTCACCGGTGCGGCAGTCAGCGCGATCGAGAAGTTCGCCCAGGCGGTCGCGGGCGGCGCCAACGTGTTCAAGTCGCTGAAGGAAGCGTTTCTCCAGTTCGCCTCCGAATTCCTGCTGAAGATCGCCGAGATGATCCTGCAACAGATCATCTTCAACGCAGTGATGCAGGGGCTGAAGGCAATCGGCATCGGTGTACCGGTGGCGCACACCGGCGGCGTCGTCGGTCGAGACGCGCTGGCAAGTCGAACCGTTTCCCCGATGTGGTTCGCGAACGCGCGTCGCTATCACACCGGCGGCATTGCTGGTCTCAAGCCCGATGAGGTCCCCGCCATCCTCAAGCAGGGCGAGGAAGTGCTGACTGCAGCGGATCCGCGGCATCGTGCCAACGGTGGCGGCAACGGGAAGATGCCGAACATCAAGATCGTCAACGCGATCGACGCCGGTGAGTTCGTGTCGCAGGGTATCGGCACGGCGCACGGCGAGCGCGCGATCCTCAACTGGATGCGGGGCAACGCCGGCGCGATCCGTCAGGCGCTCGGCTAAATGTCCACCGATCCGGCAGCCGCATTCGTCTGGAGCTTCCTGCCCAATTGGCGGGAATCGTTTCAGGTGTCGCGCGAATACAAGACCGACATCTTCACGTCGCGCTCAAGGCGCGAGCAGCGTCGCGCGCTGCGTACTACGCCGCGACTGGAGTTCGGCTTTGAAGCGCTCGTCCATCTCGACGAGTGGCGCGAATATGAAGGGCTGATGAGCTACGCGCAGAACAAGCCGTTCATCATGCCCGACTGGACGCGGCGCTCAACTCTCGCTTCTCCTGCGGTGAGCGGCGGTTCGACCATCGTGCTCGCGGACGCGCCCTCGTGGGTCTTCGACGGCAGAGCGCTGTTCCTGTTCGACGGCCGCACCAGGCCGACGCCGGTGTATGTGGCGTCGATGTTGGGCAGCACCGTGACGCTCGCCGACCCGCTGAGCGCTGCATGGCCTGCCGGGACGATCGTGCTGCCGGGTCCGGTCGGCCTGCTGGTCGACGAGATCGACAACAGCAGTCCCGTCAACGGCCTCGCCGTCGTCAAGGTGAACTTCAAGGTCGAGCCGGGAAGCGAACCGTATGTCGCTCCGCCGGCGGCGCCGGTGACCTACAACGGCTTCGAGGTCTGCACGTTCAGGCCGAATTGGGCGAACTCGCTGACGCAGAACTTCATCTATCCGATGGAGCAGGTCGACTACGACCGCGGGCCGGTGGCGAACTTCTTCCCCTACGATTTCCCCTCACGGTCGCGGCGCGCCAGCTTCACGGCGATGGACGAAGCCGAAGGCCGCGAGTTCGAGGAATTCTTCGATCGGATGAAGGGGCAGCGCGGCGAATTCTACATGCCGACCGGAGTCAACGATCTGCCGCCGCTGTCGGATCTCGCGAGCGGAACTGCGACGCTGACCGTGGCCGACACGCTGGCTGCGACCTATTACTCGAACAGCAAGGTGTTCAAGGCGCTAGCCGTGCAGATGCGTGACGGCACCTTCCACTATCGGCTCGTCAACAGCCTCGTCCCGAGCGGCGGCAATACGGTCATCACCGTCAACACCAACTGGCCCTCGACGCTCGCTGCGTCGGACATCGTGATGATCTCATGGATGCCGGTGTGGCGCTTCGCGAGCGACACGTTGACGATGGACTGGCTGACGAACTCGGTCGCGCGTCTGGACTTGCCGATGCGAACGCTCGAACAACTGACCGCGGAGTAACGGATGCCGTTTGAACCAATCGAGGAAAGCCGTACGCTCGGCGAGCCAGTCGAACTCTACTTCTTCGTCTACGGCTCATCGGACACCGAGTATTACGCCTACACCGATTCAGAGGAGCCGATCACGATCGATGTCGGTGCTCCTTATGGCTCGGTCGAGTTTCAGCCTCATCCGATCATGCGCGACACGGTCAAGTCGTCAGGCACGCTCGACAAGCAGTCGCTAACCGTCAGCCTGCAGCGCGACGCGGAAGTCGCTGAACTGTTCCGTGTCTACCCGCCGACGCAGCCTGTGACCGCGATTATCCGCCAGGGGCATTTCGGAGATACGGAATTCCTCGTCATCTGGACTGGTCGCGTGCTCAGCTGCAAATTCACCGACAGCGAAGCCGAACTGACCTGCGAGCCGGTCGCCACGTCGATGAAGCGCGCCGGTCTGCGCCGCAACTACCAGTATGGCTGCCCGCACGCGCTCTACATGGGCAACGACCAGGCCGGCTGCCATGCCGACAAGGCAGCGGCGACGGTGAGCGCGACCGTTACTGCGATCAGCGGCTCCACGCTTTCGCTGTCGAGCGGCTGGAACGGCAGCTTTGCGGCCGAGAAATTCATCAACGGCATGGTCGAATGGACGACTGCGGCAGGATCGATCGAGCGGCGCACGACGCTGAACCTCAGCGGCAACGATCTGTCGCTGTCTGGAATCATCAGGAACCTGACGGTCGGAGCAACCGTGTCGGTGATCCTCGGGTGCAATCACCAACTGGACGACTGCGCTGATCTGCACAACGTCATCGGTGACTATGGCGGCCAGTGGCTGATTCCGACGAAGTCCCCGTTCGGCTTCTACAACAACTATTACTAGCGGATTAAGGACAGAGCTTCGCGAGCTATCTTCGCACAACGGCCTTCGACCTTGCGTTCAGTCCACAACTCGCGGTCGTTGGCATAAGATAGATGCGGCGTTCGTTCGGTTCGCGTATCCTCTTGCTGAATGCGTTCCAG